TTGTAAACGTTGTTCTTGACTCCAACCACTACCAACTTTAACTCTATGACCTTTATGTTTGATCCATACTTGAGCTAACATCTTTATAGTCTCTGATTTACCATCTCTAACTACTTCGTGATCATCGTTGTCGTAATCCACTACTTCATACTCGGCATCGAAGAACTTTTTAACCTTAACTAAGTTTTTAGTTCGTTTACCTTCATAACTAACATCTTTACGTAGCATAACCCCTTCCCAACCTTCTTTACTAGATAGTTCAGACCAGTAGTTAAAGTGATTATCGTCTGTGATTTGGGTTTGATCTGTATAACGTAGTATAGTATTGTCTATAAATCTACCTTGTAACCAACTTCTCAAAGTACGTAATCGTTCACTTAATATTATATCACCCTTTTGATTGTTAAACTCGTTTATATCAAGCATATCAAAAATCATATATGCTGGGTTTTCGATTTGGTGGTTTTTACGTCTTAGTTGTTTCATAATACCTTGAAAATCCTCATTACCCTTTTCATCAACTAAACATATCTCACCATCAAATACAACACTAACAATACCTGTTGCTTCGATTGCTGTTTTAACTTTATTAAGTGTAGTTAATTCTTTACCCATTCTGGAGTATAAGGTACACTCACCTTCGTTATTAACTACAGCTAAACATCTAACTCCATCTAACTTTCTACTAGCATACCAACCATCTTTCCAATCACAGCTATCATATTCTTTAGCTAACGCAACTGAAAATGTTGGTATTAGGTTTGGTATTGCTTTATTAATAACTTTAGCTCCAGCTCTAATACCTAAGTCTTTATCTATGATTTTGTAAATCGATTCGTCATCTAACCCGTTTACTAACTTAATAGCATCATGACCAGTTACTTCTCGATTTGATAGTTTATCTAATACTTCAAATAAATCTAAACTATGAACTTGTTTTAAGTGTGAGTTTTTAATACAAGTTTTACTTGTAACGTAATATTGTTTATAAGGGTTATAAGTATATTCTAATGCTTTATGAGCATATGGACTTGCTTCCTTGATTATACCTACCTTTTCAGTACTACTACTTGTAGACCTCATATCATCTATAAACTGTTCTATTCTTACTGACATAACTTTATTTTTTAAGTGATTGCATATGTTTGCAACCTAGTTCACGATTACTTGCTCTCCAACTACCTGGGCAGTTACACGTTATTTTAACTTCACCATCTGGTTTAGTATAACGTTTTGCAACATATACTTTATTAGATGATGATGAACTAAACTCAAACTTTTCAGTCTCAGTCACTTTAACAACTGGAGGTATATGTTTGCAATCTGCTAGTGTAGTATAGTGATTAACCTTAACCCAACCTGGCATCATATATTTTTGACCGCCTAACGTAGTTAACATAGGTGGTAATAGATTATGATGTTCGTATTGGAATCTACTTACAGATATGTTATCCATCGAACCAGGTAGTTTTAATGCTCCTTCAGCATATGTGATTCGTGTTTTACCTCGATACTTTACTTTGTATAGTGCCATTGACCTTTATTTTTTATTATACGTAAATATACGAAGGATATTTAGCGTAGCCAAATATCCCTCATATTATTTTTAGTGTAGTTGTAGTTTAGTTTGATTCAAACCATTCTCTTACTTCACTTGATTTACTACTATCAAATTGTTCTCCATTAAATGGTCCTCCTAAACCACTTCTACCATCATATTCATTGTAAACATAGTTAACTTTGTCATCAATAGTTGTTAACTGTTCTATACTATTTACTTCTTCTAAAAGTTGAATTTCTTGAGCTGTCATTTTATTTTTAATTTATCGCTTATAAATACACAAATGTTTTATGCTTCACCAAAGACCTTGCGTTTATAGTTATTTTCTCTGGCTAGTTGTAAATCTAAACTTAAAGCTGAGCATAATTGGTTTAGTTCTGCTCTATCTAGATCATCATGCATTAATACTTCATCAGCCATAGCATTAAATATCTCCAACACAATCATTTCTTCGTTATTTTTCATATTATACAATATACGATTTTAGTTTATTAAAGCCAAATTATACCCACCAAATTTAGTTAAATATTCAGTCAATGGTGTTCCTAATCCATCTTGTTTATCTTTACCAGTTCGTAAGAATTTTTTAACATTACCAGCACCTGCTAAATGTGCTGCTGCTAACATACCTGATTCGGTAATATACACGCCGTGTCTAAGTGTATTAGCGTATTTTTTGATTTGGCGGCGTAGTGTATGTTTATTGGATTTGAGTAGTTTTAACATAGCTTCTTCTTGTATTGAAGGAGTTGATAAAAACTTTTCATTTGAGATGTGTTTGAAACCTATTTTGTTAAGAGTTTTACGTCCAAACTGATATTTACCCATGTATCCAAATTTATTAACAATATCATATTGATTTGAGGATTCACGTTTACCTATTTGATTTAAAAAGTTAGGTAGTTCTTTTGAAACTATTTTAATGGGTGTAACTTCTAATGTTGTAATGCAAACTTCTTTTGGTATAACTTTTATTGGAGTATGTATTGGTTTTGGTAAATAATTAGCAAATGCTGCTGTTACACACACAATAATAATTAATCTTGAAAGTTTAATCATAAAATAAAGTGTTAGTTAGTACTAAGGTTATGCCTGACCTTCGAGTGTTTTTATGGCATTTGAGATTATAAGGCATCCCTCATAATCCTCCTCACGTTCATATATTGTAAGGAATTCTTTGAAATTAGGAATAAAGTTTACTTTTTCTATTTCAAAATCATAAATAGTGTCTTCTTCTTCGAAAAATGCTTCTATTATAGAAACAACTTTCTCATTTGAGTTTATGTTGTTTAACATCGATTCTACAAATGAAGTAGCTAATTCATAATCTTGAGCTGCTACTAGCTCCTCAAACTGTTGAGCACTGTCAAATACTAATTGTGTTGCCATATCAAAATAAATCTAAGATATCTTTATTGATAACTTTACCCTTCAATATACGACTCTTTTCATCGTTATCCAAGATTTTTTTGGCAAGTTTATCGAGGTGTTTACGTTTTTGTTTATCGTAATCTTTAACTAACTTTCTATGTTTTTTGCTACGCTTCATATTTCCAAATAAATCCATAGGCAGTGTGTTGATTACCCCTACAGCAGTTGCATATGTTGTTTTTGTGAAGTTTCTTTGGGTGGTATTTTATCTCAGCATCTCTTATTAAGTCATATCGCTGAATGAAATTTCCATCTAAATCATATTGCTCAACTGCCCTTTTAAGTGATACCCACTTACCATTGTTTTTAAATCCTTCTTTATTTACCCTAGGCACACTTATAGCTTTAATAGCTTCTTTACTACGTTTTTTACCTAACTTAGCTTTACTTAATACAGCTCTACGCTCAGGCGTCATACTGGCTTTAGCACTTATACTCATCTTCCTTTTGGTTTCATCACTACATAAACCTCTCCCAGCGCCTAGCTTTAGGTTTAAACCATCTTTACCTAAAGTATTATACTTTTCACCATAGAATATCTCTTTATTATCTAACTCTTCAGCTTTACACTCTTCTATTATTTCAAAAGTATGATTTTCCCAACCATATTTTTTTATTGAGTTAAATATTTTTCTACCTAAAGAGTATTTACTAAGATGTTTGTATTGTTTTTTTCTACCATCGATATCAACACTTTGGCCTATATAAACTTTATTTTTTGGGTTGACTATTTTGTATATTCCTACCATAACGTTTTATTATACATATGACACCTACCCTTAAAAAATAACAACGTATTATATTCTACTTATTAAGTCGTTTGCCTCATCATCTTCAGCATCCATCAAACCTAGCTCTATAAATCGTCTTTTGGTGTAGTCATCCAATTCTAAATCAGCGTTAGCTGAGGTATTATGAGTTGATTCAATGCCTGACTCAAACTTCTGCACATCCTTTTCGTTAAACACATCTGCGACGCGGAGAAAGTAGCAGTTATAGCAGAGCATCTCAATGTTATCAGCAAAGTAGTTATTAGTATTTTTATCTTTAAAGTGTAATATTAAAGGTATTTTATAGTCTAATACTCTACGCTCTTCAAAACCACAGCAGTTACACTTTTCAGCTAAATATCCT